GCAGTCAGACAGGCCGAGGAAAAGGCGAAGGCCGCCGAGGGCAAGCTTGCCAAGGCTCGAAATCCGCTGGCGATGAAGGTTAATTTGCTGTTTGAGGATATGCAGAGTATGACAAGTCGCCTTGAAAATGCGCTTGCAGCGTTAGCCCAGGAACAGCCGGAGACGGCAGAGAAGTTCCGGACGACGATCGGGCAGTTTATGACGCTGAAAGGGGAGTCGATGCAATGAGTCAGGAAGCATACCAGAACAGTCACTATGACCGGCTGTGCGCGGCGGCGAAGCATTTCGGTTTGGATGCCCAGAAGCAAAAGACCAAGGAGGAAATGGACGAGCTTGCCGAGCTGCTTGGTGATTACAGCGTACCCGATCGGGCGCTGCGTGCGGCACGGATCGAGGAGCTGGCCGACGTTTACAATATGCTAGATCAACTTTGCATCCTGTGGGATTGTGAAGACGAGGTGCGGGATACCGCAGAGCGCAAAATGGAGCGCACCATGGAAAGAATCGCCAGCGGTTATTATGAGGGTAAAGCCAATGGATGATAGCAGACATGGCTGCAAGCTCTTTTACTGCACGCGCCGGAAAGCGTATGTGTGCTGCTCTGATTGCAGCTTAAACCCGGAGTACGGCGGGACGTGCAAGGACGGCTGCATGAATTCGCCGGAATTTTGCGGCCAGCAGGCCGCGGTGATTTTGAACAGGGAAGGGAGACCGAGAAAATGAAAAAGCAGGAACGGAGAACCCCGGAGGCATGGAAGCGCCGCAGAGCGCGGGAACGTCAGAAGATGGCCGCTCGTTGGATGCGGGAGGATGCAGACCGTCGGCTGCTGCCCAAGTTTCAGGGGGCGCGATAATGGTAGAAGTTATCTTGTGTACGACCTGTTTTTGTCAGATCGCCGGGCGCGGCTGGCCGATCACCCGGGCGGGAGATAATAGCCAGAAGGGAACCTGTGAGAACTGCAACCGCAAGACCTATGTCGGTAAATATCAGTATTCCGGGCCGTCTGGCGTGATTTACGGCAAGGACGGAACGGAAGAAGGTGGCAACCCATGATTGCTGCGCTTTGTGGTCAGTGTTTTCACCGGCTCGATATGCGGGTAGCATTTCGGCGGTTACATACAGAGACAGAGAAGGAAACCTGCCTTTGCTGTGGTCGGCGGCGGTACACTGGGCTGTATGAGGCGGGTTATTTTAAGCTTGGGAGGGCGATTCGCAATGTCAAACATGAGGATCAAGTGCAAAAAGCTCAGATGCGAGAACGAATTTTTGAAGTTGACCGTAGCCGCGGCCCGGATGATCATCGCAGGAAAAAAAGAGCGCGTGCGCGCGCTGGAAGCCGAAAACGCAGCGCTTCGCGGTAAAATCGAGCAGGCCGAACGAGCGATGCGTCCGTTTTGGAAGTAAGAGAGAAAGAAAGAGCCGTGACGGGGAGACCGTCACGGCTTTGGCGCAGGTGATGTTATGCAATGTAGAAAAGAGGAAGTCGGCGGGAAGCTGTATCTCGCGTATCAATATAGCTATGGTGTGATTCGCCGTCAGAATCCACGAGAGCGGGCAGAACGGCGTAAAGTGACCAGTGAGGCCAAACGGAAAATCAATGCCTTAAACCGCAGATTTGAGCTGATGAAGTTAGTCAGCGTGAATTTTACGCCGGGGCGTGATTTATTCGTCGAGCTGGGCTGGGATCACGAGCCGGATGAGAAAGAGGATGCGCAGGCGCTTAAAAGTTTTCATCGGCGGATGCGGCGGGCGTTCCAAAAGGCCGGACGCGAATATAAATACATACTTGTGACCGAGACGCACAAGCGTGATGGATCGGATACCCGTTTACACCATCATGTGATTATGACCGGTCTAACCGGGCGAGATTTGGCACTGGTGAGGGATGGCTGGCCGTATGGCAGCGTCGATGTGCGCTCTCTGCGCGAGTTGACCGACAATTTTGAGGATACCTGCAAGTATTTACTCAAAGAACGCAAGCCAAAAAATAAGCGGTCGTACAACACGAGCAGCAATCTCAAACGCCCGCCCGAACCACTGAAACGACGGGTTGCAGAAAGTGCCGATCTGATTGTGCCGCCTGGCGTGAAGCTGGTAAACCGCGATCGGCGCGATACCGATTGTGGGCGGTATCAGATTCTGGTTGGCAAAATCATCGATCAAAAGGCGTTTGATCGCTATTGGGATAAGGTGCAAAAAGACCGGCGTCGGGTGATGGAACAAGAACACTGGGCGAAATATGCACGGCAGAAAAAGAGAGGGGCAAGCAGCCCCTATCTCGCACGAAATGGTGTCTAACATCTGAGCAGCAGAAACGGAGGGACGCGAAGAATGAACCGAGACGATTTGCGGCAGGTACGCAGCCTGATTGCGGAAATTGAAGAGGACGCAAAACGGCGGGAGACTTTTGCGGCATATTCCCTTTTTGCTGAGGATGACCAGCAGGCCGTCCGGTATCGGGAACGACTCCGGGAGATTGCGGCCTGGATCAATGAGATCGGAGACAGTCAGACACGGCGAGCGTTTCGGCTGCGGTACATAGACGGGTTGCCCTGGGCGGCGGTATCGTTCCGTCTTGGCTATGGGGGAGAGTCCGGGGCGCGGAAACTGTGCGAGCGATATTTGGAAAATAGCTGACCATTTGCGTGTAGTTTTAGATGGTCGGCTTTGCTGTGCCCGTTCGTGTCAAAATAGAGTACACTCAATTGTGACGGGTGGTGAGACCGGCAAAGAATGTAAAAATAGAGTTGAAAACGCTATTATTTTACAGATGTAAACCAATGTCTAGAAATCAGATTTACAAGGAGGGCGAAAACCATGAAAATCGGTTATGTGCGTGTTTCGACCGAGGAGCAGAACGAGGCGCGGCAGGTGGAAGCACTGGAAAAACTGGGTGTCGAGAAAATCTACATTGAGAAGAAGAGCGGAAAAAATTTAGACCGGCCTGTGCTTCAGGAAATGCTGGACTTCATCCGCGAGGGCGATACGGTTTATGTCCATGACCTCAGCCGTATTTCGCGCAGTCTGACCGACCTTCTGAATCTGGTCGAGCTGCTGCACAAGAAACGGGTGCATCTGGTGAGTGAGAAGGAGAGCGTCAACACCGAGACTCCGACCGGGCGGCTGTTCCTGTCCATCGTTGGCGCGATCAACGAGTTTGAACGGACGAATCTTTTGGAGCGCCAGCGCGAGGGCATCGAGATTGCCAAGCGCGAGGGCAAGTATAAGGGGCGTAAGCCACGGCAGCTGGACAACGTTGCCGAGCTTTATGCCATGTGGCAGAGCGGCGAAAAGAGCAAGGTGCAGATTGCGCGGGACTACCGTATTAGCAGGCCGTCCCTTGACCGGCTGTTTAAAGAGCATGAGAAAGCCGGGGCGCCTCAGGCAAAAAAAGAAGACGGCTCGGAATGAGCCGTCTTCCTATTATGATTCATCAAGCATCTGCATCGCTTGGGCAATTTGGGCAAAGCAACGTTCCAGTTTATCGTTTTTATCCTGCACGGCGGCAGGCAGCGAGAGGACAGGGGTGGGAAGCTGCATGGCATCTTCGGGTACGCCGATACCGCACAATTCCCATTGAAGCTTGCGGAAGCCGGGTTCAAAGATAACGGTCAGGCGCTTAGCAGACATCTGGCATCGGTTAAAGAACTTGTATTCACCGAGCGAATCCCCTGAGAGGGATTCAAAGTCCACACCGGGAACATAGATGGTAGGTTTGCCCTTCATGGTGTCACGCACCTTTTCGCGGGTGACATGGAGCATATGAGCGGCATCCTCGACGAGAATCGCCGGACAGCCGCGCCAGACGTGGGGCAAGTCACAGATCGGACGGACACGATAGCCGCCAGTCTGACGGATAGAGGGTAAGACTTCATCAAAGAGCCAGTGTTCAAAACGCTGGGCGGAGGGCAGTCGAGAACGAACGATCAGGCGGTATAGGTCGCCTTCGGGGATGAAGTTCATAATTTGCTTTTTACCTTTAGAGTCGACGTGGGTGCGTTTCACACACGCGTGACAATGTGCGCTGACAGCGTTCTGCGGTTGACTGTAACCGAGGATACGTGCACATTCGCGAGCAGGAAACAGGACTTTGCCGTCCTCATAAATCAGGTCGAGTTTGCCGAACTCGACGTTTTCGAAGGTCATCATATCGCTGCTCATTTTCTCCCCTCCTTCCGCTCGGCCAGCTTATAGCGTGCGCCGCTCAGACAGACAAGGCGAAGCTGGTCGAGCAGGTCAAAGAGGTCGCCGCTGCTGCCGAGGTCGATGGACAGGCAGAGTTCGGCCAGCTCATCGCAGCGGGTGAAAAAGACATCCTGTGCCCGGGTGCTCTCGGAAGGAGCGGGCAGAGGGATGATTTGTAATGCGGTGTTGTTCATAAAGAATCCTCCTTGAATCACCCCGGAGGATATGATAGAATAGATTTATCAAATCCTTTGGGGTTTGGTGTTTTGGGAGCAGTCCGGAACTTTGCTAGGGTTGAGGGCTGCTTCTTTTTATTTTGCCAGTTGTTCCGAGACAAGTTGGATGCCTTTCCGTATGACATCGCTTCGACTGGTTTGCAGCTTTGCGGCGCAATCGTCTAAATCGCTGAGCGTCTTTTGATCAACACGGATTTGCAGGAGCTTGTCTTTTCGGCCATCCTCGCCAACTGGTCTTCCTGTGCGAGGAGTCAAGTTCATCACCTCACTTTTGTAATTACATTATATATTATGTCATTACAAAAGTCAAGGTAAAAATGGAAAATAGGGGGGCACGATTGGTGATACTCCCTGTGAGGCAAGGTACCTCGCGTTTAGAGAGGTCGTGACAATTACTGAAAGCGATTGTATGCGTGGGCGAAAGATGATACAATAAAAGCAAAGGAGGGATGGATATGCCGTTACCCAAGAAGGAAGCCCTGTACACCTATGCGGACTATGCCGCATGGGAGACCGAGGACAAATATGAACTGTTTGATGGCGTGCCAGTGATGCAGGCACGACCGAGTATTCTGCATCAGGCGATCGAAACCGAGATCGTGCGGCAGATTGCAAATTTTCTGGATGGAAAGCCCTGCCGGGTATTTTCAGAAATCGAAGTACTATTGCCAGACCATGCGGCACAGGATGCGGACGATGTGCGCAACCTGTTTGTACCGGACATTGCAGTGATTTGTGAGCCGGGCAAGCTGACAAAGCAATATTGTCTGGGTGCGCCGACGGTTATTATGGAGATCCTTTCGCCCTCCACGGCGAAGGCAGACCGTTTTATCAAACTGGGGAAGTACCAGAAGGCGGGCGTGCCGGAATACTGGATCGTATCGCCCGAGGAGCGGACGATCACGGTTTTTGTGCTGCGCGGCGATTTGTACGAGACGCGGGCGGTATACAACGAGACCGACAAAGAGGCCGAAGTGTTTTCACTCCCCGGCTGCAAGCTGGATCTGACCAGCGTGTTCTCACAGGAATAAAGCGAAAGAGCAGACAAGAAAGTCTGCTCTTTTTGTGTTTATGACTGTTTATAAATAAAAATTGTTTCAAACCGTGTATATAGACAGGGATTTTATCCCTGTCTTTTTTTTATGCCCAAAATCAAACTTGTCCGTTTTGTCCGTTTTGTCCGTTTAGACTTACTGGCAAGCAAAACGGAAAGGAGGCGGCACGATGGGCAGCAAATACGACCCCGAAATCAAAGAACGGGTGCTTGCGCTGTATGCAAGCGGCGTGACGGCGCTCAAGTCGGCAAAACAAGTCGGTGTGCCGTACTCCACGGCGCTGGACTGGATTCATACGGCAGAAGAGGGCGACGAGGATTTCGTTGCTGCTCGCCGCGAGGCAAAGCGCCGCGCGATCAACAAAGCATGGCAGAGCGTGCAAGTTGGTATCAATGCCATTAACCGACAGGTCAAGGCGGCGAACCGTTCTCGTGCTGAGATCGACAAGGTAATCACTAAGGTGCTCAAGCGCGGCGATCTGGAGGAAGCCGACCGCGAACTGCTGATGCACATTATCAAAGACTATGCAGATGTGGGTATTCGTGATTTGACCAGCGCTACGAAGGCGATGTTTGAGATGCAGGATGCGCTGGAATCCCGTCTGACGGGTGCGGATAGCGGGCAGATGGTCATGATCGAGTTTGGAGATGCGGAGGATTACGCCGAATGAAAAAAAGCGTTCGGTTTGTGCGCCCGTATCCCAAGCAGCAGGCTTTCTTGCGTGCTAAGACGGCGCGTATCGCTTATGGCGGAGCGCGTGGCGGCGGTAAAAGCGAGATTGCTCGCATGAAGGCAATTTTGCTGTGCCTCAAGTATCCAGGTATTCAGGTGCTTTTCATGCGTCGAACATACCCGGAACTTAAAGAAAATCATCTGCTCCCGGCGCGGAAGATTCTGAACGGCATTGCAAAGTATTCCAGCATGGACAAAGCGTTTGAGTTTCCGAATGGCAGCCGCTTGAAGTTTGGCTACTGTCGCAATGACAGTGACCTTTTGCAGTATCAGGGTCAGGCGTATGACGTGATTTTCCTTGAGGAATGCACACAGTTCCCGGAGAACGTGTACACGACTATGACCGAGTCCAACCGTACCAGCCCGCTGATTCAGGTGCCGTTCAAACCCCGTATGTACTTCACCTGCAACCCGGGCGGTGTGGGTCATGCCTGGTTCAAGCGTCTGTTTATCGATCGAGAATACCGCAATCAGGAGCGCCCAGACGATTACACGATGATTCAGGCGACGGTCTACGACAACGAATACCTGATGAAGCACTCGCCGGATTATGTGCGTGCGCTGGAAAACCTGCCGGAAGACAGAAAGCGTGCGATGCTGTACGGCGATTGGAATGTATTCGAGGGGCAGTATTTCCCGGAGTTCCGGACGGGGCTGCACACTTGCGCACCGTTCGGAATTCCGTCCAGTTGGCCGCGCTACCGCGTGTTCGACTACGGATTCGACATGTTCGCGGCCTACTGGGTGGCGATGGATGAAACCGGAACGGCCTATGTGTACCGTGAGGTGTACGAGGGCAAGGACAAGGCAGACCAGTACGGCAATCCGGGCGAGGGGCTGACGATCGCGCAGGCCGCTGAGCGGCTTAACAGGTTAACACCGAGGAATGAGGAAATTTTTTGCACATTTGCACCGCCGGATATGTGGAATCGGCAGAGAGATACCGGACGCAGTGCGGCGGAGATCTTCGCAGCGTATGGCGTGCCGTTGTACAAGGTCAGTAATGACCGTGTACAGGGCTGGTGGGAGCTGAAAGATTGGCTCAAGGTGAGGCCGGAGACGGAAAAACCGCGCATTGTCATCTTTGAGACCTGCGCAAATCTCATCCGCACGCTTCCACTTTGTCAGCATGACGAAAAGAACCCGGATGACGTGGCGAAAGACCCGCATGAGGTGACGCACGCGCCCGATGCGCTGCGCTATTTCGTATCCGGTCAGCCGCTTGCAGCACAGACCCCGAACGAGTGGGATGAAGATACACCCTTGGATTACGACGAGGAGGTCGAAGATTTCTATGATTATGACGGCGGTTAGCGTTCTGGCTGCTGCCTGTTGCGCAGCTGTTGCTGTGTGGAATATCGTTCAGCGCGGCAAGTTGGAACAGCAGCTTGTGAACACTTATGACGCTTTGAGCAGGAAAGAGCGTGAGTGTGAGGGGCTCAAAGAAAACTATGCGTCGGTCTGCAAGCGATGCGAGCGGGTTTATGCCGACTATGAAGAGGCGGCAACCGAGCTGGAAGAGGCTCGGAAAGAAGCCGAAGAAGCACGCCAGCGCACCGAGGCGGTGCAGAACGCCCTTAAAGAAGTGCAGAATATCTGGAATTACACCGGTACTGGTGATGGGCAGCAGGAGGTTAGCTGATGGATGAGCTTTTAACCGAGACCCCGAAGAGCCGCAACCCGCCCGAACAGCGGGTGAAAGATGTACCGGCTGCCAAGGTGCTGGCAGAGTACAGCAAAGGCCAGACCTACAACACCAGCCTCGATCTGTATGAGCAGGTCAAGAAAAATGAGCGATTCTATCTGGGCGATCAGTGGAGCGGCTTAAAGGTCAAGAGCTTCACCCCGGTAACGCTCAATTTTCTGCGGCGCTGTCTGAGCTATTTCCAGGCAATGATTGTGTCCGATGACATTGCGGTACAGATTCTACCCTTTCGTAAGGCCGAAAACCGTGAGGTGATCGGACAGGTATATGAGAAATCGGTCGAGCGGGTGATGGAGCGCACGAAACTGAAAAGTTTGCTGCGTGAAAGTCTACGCGACACGGCGGTTGATGGCGACAGCCTACTCTATTTCTACTTTGACCCGGACGAGCCTTCAGGGCAGGAATACGTGCAGGGCGACATTCGCGCCGAACTCGTGATGAATACCAATGTCATCTTCGGTAACTCATACAGCCGCCACATTCAAGACCAGCCGTATATCCTGATCGTCCGACGCAGGACGGTGCGCGAGGCGCGGCAGGAAGCCAAAATGCGCGGCATCCCGGAATGGGATTCCATCGAGAGCGAGAGCGAAGACAGCTATGTTGGAGAGGACAAGCAGCAGGATGACAACCTCTGCACCGAGATCGTCCGATTTTGGAAAGAACGGGCAGCGGACGGGAAGAAGCATGTCTATGTGCAGCGCGTCATCGGAAAGGTCGTGACTGAGCACGCCAAGGATACCGGTTTATCGCTGTATCCGGCGGCATGGTGGAGCTGGGTCGAGCGGCGTAATTGCTATCACGGCGTTAGCCCCTTGACCGAGGTTATTCCGACCCAGATTGCCGTGAATCAGCTTTGGACAGCGGTTACTAGATATGTCCAATCGGCTGCGTTCCCGAAGATCGTGTACAACAGCAATATGTTCCCGAAAGGCTTTGACACCAATCCGAGCAAGGCGGTTGCTGTGGCAGGCGATGTGCGCGAAGCGCAGACCTCGGTCATCGGCGGTGTGACGCTGCCCCCGCAGATCATCAGTACTATTGACAGCCTGATGCAGAAAGCCATGGAAATGATGGGCATTTCGGATACTGCATTGGGTAATGTCCGTCCAGACAACCAGGCTGCGATTGTCGCGGTACAGGAAGCTACGGCTGCGCCGCTGGCGCTGCAAAAGTTGGCGTTCTATCAGTTCGTCGAGGATTGTGTACGGGTTGTGGTAGACATGATGCGCAATTATTACGGCACACGAGAGGTTGTCATTCAGCAGGACGTGCAAGACCCGATGACCGGCGAAACTATCCAGCAGGAAATGCCGGTCATGCTGGATTTTGGCACGCTCGATCTGGACGTGACCGAGATCAATGTCGATGTCGGCGAGGCCAGTTATTGGAGCCGCATTATGCAGCTGCAAACTGCGGATAACTTGTTTGCCAAGGGCTTCTATAACAAGATGAGCGATTATCTCAAGGATTTGCCGCAAGGTCTGGTCAGAAACCGTGACCAGCTTGTGCAGGAGCTTGAGAAGCGCGAACAGATGCAGGCGCAGCAGCAACAGGCTGTGGCAGCGGCAGGGCCGGAACCGCCTGCACCGGGACAGATGATGACCGTCTAGGGGATTCCAACCCCCTAGATACAAAAAGGTTCCTGCGAGCACTCGAAACCTTTTTGATACCCCCGGAACATCCGCGCCGGACTGCGGCGCGGGGTCGGGGTAGCCGTCCGAGGCACAGCCCCGGACGGCTGAAAATCCAAAAGCACAAGCGCTTGGGCGCGTTTTTAGGAAGGAGACCAATCATGGAAATGAAAAAGATCGGTTTGCAGTTTTTCGCAGAAGCTGCCGCGGAGGCGGATGGGGCGGGTGATGACGGTATGGCCGTCGATGGCTTTCTGGAAGGGTTTCTGGAAGACGAGGATTCCTTCGAGGAAGGTATGGACAGCGATACGCCGATTACGGCAGAGCCGGAGGCCGGTACGGATTCGCCCACCGCCCAGCAGGAAGATGAGATAACGCCGCAAGAGAGTCAGAGCGAACCGCAGCAGGTACAGCAGCCGCCGCAGGCTGCGCAGGAATTGGTTTCGGTCGCGGTTGGTAATACGTCCATCGGTCTGCCTAAAAGTGCGGTAGACGCGCTCTCGAATGCGTTGGGCGGCAATGCTGCCGAAGTCATCCGGCGTGGTTTGGAGTATGACAACAAGAACACACGCGAAATGGCACTGTTAACCCGTTTGGCCGAGGTGTCTGGTAAAGACCTGTCAACCTTCATGCAGGAGGCTGAACAGCAGATGATCCAGATGCAGGTCGAACGGGAAATGCAGAACGTTCGCGCAGAACTGCAGGAAGGCACGCCGGATGAGGCGATCCGCATCATTGCACAGAAGAGAGTGGAGGATGCCAACAACCGCAGAGCTTTCGAGCAGTTCCAGCAACGGCAGGCGCAGGCACAGCAGGCGGCCAGAGCCAGACAGCAGGCCGTTAATGACAAGGTGCAGCCCTGGCGCGATTATATTCAGCAGTTTGGCATTACACGCATGGAGGATATTCCGAAAGAAGTGCTGGCCTTTGCCGATCAGGGTATGAACCCGATTGCAGCGCACTATCGCTTCCAGGCGGAGCAGGCGCAGGCACAGATGCGCCAGATGCAGGCTGCAACGAAAAAGAACGAGCAGAACCGGCAGTCTGCTGTCGGCAGTATGGGGTCAAGCGGAGGCGATGAAGCCGACGCATTTCTGTCCGGTCTGCTCTCGGAAGACTAACATAGGTCTAGGGGAACCCAGTCCCCCTAGATACAAAAAGGTTCCTGCGGGCACTCGAAACCTTTTTGATACCCCCGGAACATCCGCGCCGGACTGCGGCGCGGGGTTAAGGTAAAAATCACAGGCAAAGCCCGTGATTTTTGCAAATAAATTAAAGGAGATGATAGAGCATGGCTGTAAATTATGCAAGCAAGTATACGAAAGAAATCGCTAAGCGTTTTACTGCGAATTCGTTCGTAAAGCCCAATACCAGCAATAAACTGAACTTTACCGGCGCAAAGACCGTGCGCATGTATCAGCTGGTAACTGTGCCGGAAAACGACTATAAGCGCAGCGGCAGCAATCGCTTTGGTGAACCCAAAGATATCGACGATATTGTACTGGAGTACACCATGGAGCGCGACAAGGCATTTACCGGCGTGGTCGATAAGGGCGACGAGAAAGACCAGACCATCCAGAGCAAGGCTGGTCAGTGGCTCAACCAGCAGATCCGCGAGCAGTCCACGCCCAATGCGGACAAGTACTATTTCCGCAAGGTGGCAAACTTCGGTCACTGCGAAAAGTTGGAATCCGCTCCTGGCAAGAATACCATTCTGGATGCGCTCGCTGATGCGCAAGTTTGGTACGATAATCATTTGATTCCGAATGAGAAGCGTATTTGCTATATGCCTGCGTCCAATTTTAAGTTTATCATTCGCTCAGACCCGTTTTTCTCGCTCGAAAAGCTGGGAACCAAGGCACTGACCAAGGGACATGTGGGTGAGGCATATAGCTTCCGTATGATTAAAGTTCCGGATGGCTATTTGCCGAAGAATTGCTATTTCCTCTGTGTTCATGCAAGTGCAACCGAACTGCCGTATAAGATTTCTGAGACCCGTATTCATAAGAATGCACCGGGTATTTCTGGCGCACTGGTTGAAGGTCGTTATTACTATGATGCGTTTGTACGCGGTGAAAAGGCCGATGCGGTTTACGCTGCCTGCGCACAGAGTGCGGTAATTGAGGATGTAGAGATCGGCGGCAGCTCTGGTGCGGTTACACTGACCTGTGCTGGTGCAAAGCTCATCAAGTACACGGTAGACGGCAGCGACCCCAGATTCTCTGATAATGCGGAAATCGCTACGAGCGGCAGTCCGCTGAATATCGAATCTGGTACAACCGTACGTGCGGTCGGTTTGGCGTATGCCCAGTGGGGTAAAAGCAACACTGATGAAGGCAAGTTCCCCGGCGCGGTGGTCGAGCAGACGATCGCTTAAACAATAAACATCTATCAAACATAACATTCAAAACGTGCTGCGATTCCGGCCCCGCATGTTGCCGGAGCGTGAGCAGGGATACGTAATAGGCTAAGAAGGAGGGGAGAAGAACGGAGCGTGATTCTCCCCTCTTTTTTGAAAAGGAGGAAACCTGCATGGCGAAAACCACTGTGCGCGATATTTACCGTGCGTCGCTGTCCATTCTGTTCGAGGAAGAGGACAATGACCCGGATTTTAAGCGCAGTTTTCCATTTTTCCTCAGCAAGCTGCTGATGGAAATTTTGCCGTACGAGAACCAGGTGCGGCGTTTTCAGAAGCGCGAGGCACTTAGTCCGGAAGATGTACCGGTTATCACAGAGATTGACGATACAACGCTGCCCTATGACGAGCGCTTTCTGCGCACGGCCATTCCGGACGGCATTGCCGGTCTGTTTATGGCAGACGATGACAGCAAAAAGGCTGAGTCTGTCTTGCAGTACAACAAGTATGTGCAGGCGTGCATCGATATTTGTCCGGCAGTCTTTGAGGACTTGTACACGAGCGAGGAGGAAGAAGACGAATGAAGCGGGTAAGCGTTCCGGATTTTTCCAGCCCATCGGTTATTACGCGGCAATACCGCAGCTTTAAGGGCTTGGATTACTCGGCAGACGAGAGCCAGATTGACGGCAGCCGGTCACCACTGGCGGTCAACATGATCTCGGACGCGGGCGGCTGGCCGCAGAAGCGTCTGGGTTGGCGCGTGCTCAGACGTTATACCGGACGAATCAACGGAATTTACCCGTACCGCAAAGACGATGGCACAATCGAGCTGATTGTTCATGCGGGCGCGGCGATCTATCGGGATGCATCTTCGCCGGTCAAGCTGCGCGACTCTCTGAAAGATGATTACAGCACCAGTTTTTACATGGCAAATAAGCTGTATATCCTGACCGGTGCGCAGTATTTGGTGTATGACGGGTCGAGCGTCAAGAACGTGTCCGATGATGCTTATACACCGACCACCAGTTACGGTATGAAGCCCGCAGGCGGCGGTACGGCCTATGAGAAGGTCAATTTGCTGTCGCCGTGGCGATACAACAAGTTCACCGGGGATGGTGAGACTAAGGTTTACCAGCTGGATGTCAAGGATTTGGATGACGGAAAGACGGTCACGGTCAAGGTGGGCGAGACTGAGCTGAAAAGCAGCGAGTTTTCGGTCAATTACAGCGAGGGCAAGATTACATTCACCACAGCTCCGGCAAAGCCTGCAAACGGTTTGGACAATGTGGAAATCAAGTTCTGTAAGACTTCCAAGCTCAAGGATTCGACCGAAAAAGCCGAGTCGCTGATTTTGAATTGCACGATCTGCACGACCTACGGTGTAAGCACCGAAGACCGTGTATTCGTGACCGGCAATCCCAAGCACCCGGCAACCGAGTATTATTCGGGTTTGGGTGATCCCAGCTATTTCCCGGATATTAACTATGTCGAAGTTGGTTCCTCTGACTGGCCGATCTTGAATTATCTGAAATTTCAGGGCGATCTTGTCATCGTCAAAGAGCATAACGCACAGGAATATACCGTCTGGCACCAGTCGGGCGAACTGCTTAGCGGTGTAGCAGCGTTTCCGCTGCGTCCTGGCGTGGCCGGTATCGGCGCGGTCGCCAAGCGCGGCGCACAGCAGCTTTTGGACGACGCGATGTTTCTGACTCCGCGCGGTGTATTTGCGCGTGTCAATTCGGTGGCATTGGTCAAGGTCGAGCAGGGTGTCAAATGTCGATCTAACCGGATTAACCGCGATATTCTGAGCCGTACCGATCTCAAAGACGCGGTGAGTGTGGTTTGGGACGGCTATTTCATTCTGTGTTTTCCAGCAACCGGCGAGTGCTTTGTTGCTGACTCTAACCAGCCGCAGTCGAATGGTGGCTATGAGTGGTATTACTGGAAGAACATTCCCGCGCGAGTGTTTGCGCAGGAAACCGGCGTTTTGTGGTTTGGCACGTCAGACGGTCGGCTGTGTCGGCTCAACAATGATGTGACCGATAAGGAAGGCAACATCCAGATGGATGCCTATAACGACGATGGCAAGCCGATCGAATGGGTCTGGGCAACCAAGATGGATGATTTCGGTAATATCGGTATGTTTAAGAACCTTACCAAGCGCGGCTGCGTCATCCAGTTTAAGACGGCGGTGCAGTCCAGTTGTGATATCTACCTGCGCACCGAAAAGGATTTCGGGGTTAAGAAGCGTTCGGAATCGCTGCGGCAGCTGGATTTTGAACAGCTCGATTTTGAGAAATGGACGTTTAACACCTTACCCAATAATATCCGCAGTCTCAAGAGCAAGGTCAAGAAGTTCCAGCAGTTACAGGTGATTTTGAAGGGAAAAGAACTGGACGAGGCGTTTGGTGTGCTGGAAATTGTGCTGCGGGCGACGGCAGGAAACCCCGTGAAATAGGTCCAGGGGAACCCAGTCCCCCTGGATACAAAAAGGTTCCTGCGGGCACTCGAAACCTTTTTGATACCCCCGGAATATCCGCGCCGGACTGCGGCGCGGGGTCAAGGGAAAAACCACAGGCAAAGCCCGTGGTTTTTGAAATCATATTTTGAGAGAGGGTGACAGAAATGGCAATGACAGATCATAAAATCACAGAGAACATGATGGAGAACAAGCGGGTCACGGATGCGCCCGATCAGCCGCAGGGCACGGCGCAGCAGAATAAATATCTGTTTGACCGTCTGGCGAAAGAGGTCATCATTCCTGCTTTTAATGCGCTTATCGATTCTCTGACCAGTGCAGGCGGTGCAGATATCGGCGTAAGTGTACCGGGTGTATCGGGTACGACAGTCAAAGAAGTGCTCAGCAGCATGAAGACATTGATTGATGACCGGTACACCAAGTCTCAGTCTGACGCGAACCTGAAAAATAAGACCGATCCGCTCATCAAGAGTGTTAAGCTTGACCCGCAGACCGGTATCTGGACGTTTACCAAGGAGAACGGCCAGACGGTCACGGTGGATACTAACCTGGAGAAGATCGCGCTGGATGCGAAGCTCGATTCGGAAACCAAGGAATTTGTATTGACGCTGGCAGACGGTACTGAGCAGCGCGTTAGTCTTTCGAGTTTTGTTCGCTTTTTGGAGTTTGTAGGCTCGGATGAGATCGAGTTTTCAACGACCGGGAATACCGTCAAGGCCGGTATCAAGAGCGGCAGCATTGCGGAAGACAAGCTGAATCCGGCGCTGTTTTCTAGGCTGGATACAGCGGTTTCGACTGCTGAGAGCAGCGCAGCGAATGCCCAGACCTACGCACAGAAGGCGCAGACGCAGGCCACGAATGCGGCGGGTAGTGCAGTAGATGCAGGCATTGACGCGCACAACGCCGAGACCTGGACAGAAGGCGGTCAGCTGATGGGTGAGGGCGGTACGCTGCTGCCCGAGCATACGACAGGCGCAAAGGAATATGCTCAGATGGCACAGAACAGCGCAGGACAGGCGGCAAGCAGTGCGGCGAATGCCGATACAAGCAAGAATGCGGCTGCGGAGAGTGCAGCGGCTGCGGCCAGAAGCGCGGAAGAGGCCGCGTCGGCAGCAGGCGGCGGTGTGACCAGCTTCAACGGACGCGGCGGTGCGGTGAAACCGCAGGAGGGCGACTATACGGCTGAGATGGTCGGTGCGATCGACCAGAACGAAAAGGGCCGGGCAAGTGGTGTTGCCAGTCTGGACGCGGATGGGAAAGTTATAGCGGATCAGCTGCCGGAAATGAATTATGATCCGGCGGGCAGTGCGCAGGCCGTCCAGCAGGAGCTTAACACCCATGCAGCGAATAACACGCTTCATGTGACCGATGAAGAACGTCAAGCATGGAACAATAAGGCTCCGGGGACGCATACGCATACTGCGGCACAAGTCGGTGCGCTGCCTATTAGTGGTGGTACGATGACGGGTGCTCTTAATATGAACGGCAAGGCGCTTACCAATCTGCCTACGCCAAAGAATAATAGAGATGCAGTACCTAAGGATTATGTGGATGCTGCGGTCATTACAAAGAGGGGATGGACTGAGCTTACACGAATTACATCGAGTACCAAATGGAGCGTTCCATCTGGAGTAACGAGAATAGGCGTGTTCATACTTGGTGCCGGGGCGTCCGGTGAAGGTGGAGAGATTAACCCAAGTGGAGGTGCATATGGAAGTGCTGCTGTGAGAGGTGGGCCATCTGGATGGGGGCTATCTGTCATACTTAATGTTACTCCGGGACAATCTTTTGATGTAGTTATAGGCGCTGGCGGAGTCCCTACGGGTACGATATTTTCTCCAGGCGGGGATACGAAATTTGGAGCGTATACAGCTTTAGGTGGAGGGAAGCTTTCTAGGGGGCTGTATGGTGGACAAGATGTGTCCAATTTAAGTCATTATGTAATGCTTAATGTGATGGAGACAGCTGCTCCGTATGGAGGTGTGTCTGCAACCATTCCTTTTTTTGACACATACTCTACTACTACATATTATACTTCGTGGGCTTCTGTTTTGACTCCCAATGAAAGAAACATATTTGACCCAAATATGAAAGTTTTTGGGTTAGGGGGATGTGTTGTTGGAGATACAAGCAGAAATATTAAAATTTTTGCACCTTCTGATTTAGGTAACATGGGAAAAGGAGGAGAAGTAACGGTTGTGGAACGTCCGGAATATCATGTCAAATATAAAGGTGGAAATGCAACAGGTTATGGAAACGGTGGAGGAGCTTGTCTACTCAAAGATGATGTAAATGCAGATGCACTAGGAGGAAATGGTTCTCCCGGCATTGTAATTATCTATGTGTGAGGTAAACTATGAAAAATTACGCAGAAATAAAAGATGGCGTATGCGTAAATACTGCTGTATTTGAAGATGAAGAAACCGCTGTTGAGTTGGGTTATCCTGTCTTGATTCCTGATGGATACGGTATTGGTGACTTGTACGATGGAGAAACTTGGAGTCATGCACCTGCGCCTGAACCGGAACCTGTAGACCTCTCTATTGCCCAGCAGGCTCGCCAGACTGAAAACAAGGAAGCCCTCGCCGAATGGCTGGACGCACACCCTCTGCAATGGACGGACGGCAAAATTTATGGCGTGACCGAAGAGGATCAACGGGAAATGGCACTCAACTTGATGCAGTATCAGGTAGCGGTACAGGCCGGACGGCCTGCGGTGCTTGAATGGCACGAGCAGAAGAAGAGCTGTCGGACATTTGAGCAGCAGGAATACGTCGCCTTGTCGCTTGCTATTGCGGATTATGTATATCCGTATTTAAGATATCAAGAGAGCGTCAAAGAGGCTATTTATCAGGCACAGACAGCAGAGGAGGTCGCCAATGTCAAAATCGACTATGCGAGCGTTAGTCGCTAAATACATCTACCTTGCCTGGTTTGGTGGTTCGCTGTACGTTACGTTGGAAGTGTTCTGGCGGGGGCGTAGTCATTGGACGATGTTTGTCCTGGCGGCGCTATTGTTTCTCGTGATTGGCGGTCTCAACGAAATTTGGACAAGCTGGCGGCTGATTCCTCAAGCGATCGCTGGTGCGCTGATTGCCACGGCTGCTGAGCTGGTCACCGGATGTATCGTTAATATTTGGCTCGGGTGGCGTGTTTGGGATTACTCGGATATGCCGGGCAACCTGTTGGGTCAGATCTGCCCGCAGTTTGCGCTTCTGTGGGTGGCACTGAGCGCTCTTGCCATCGTGTTAGATGATGTCATTCGGTGGCGTTTCTTTGGCGAAGAAAGACCACGTTATCACATGTAGAGAGGTACATATATGCATTTGAGTGAAGCAAAAGCCGCTGTGATGGGCGCAGCGGCAGTAGTTGGCGGCGTGATCGGACAAGCCTTCGGCGGGTGGAATGCCGCAATGACAACGCTGCTGGTTTTTATGGCAATCGACTATCTTTCTGGGCTGGTTGTCGCCGGAGTATTTAAGGCGAGCGACAAGACCGAGTCGGGCAGCTTAAACAGCATTGCCTGTTGGAAAGGGTTATTCAAAAAGGGTATGACGTTAATCATCGTTCTGGTCGCGGCCCAGCTGGATACTGTGCTGGGCACAGCCTTTGTGCGCGATGCGGTGGTTATTGCGTACATCGTCAATGAGACAATCAGTATTGTTGAGAATGCAGGGCTTATGGGCTTGCCAATTCCGGACGTAATTATGAGCGCCATTGAGCAGCTGCAAAACAAGGAGAATCAGCAGACGGAAAATAGGAGGTGACAGAAAATGTCTTTTTTAAGTGGTCTGATTGGCGGCGCGATCGGCAGCGCTGTATCGAATGCAATCAAAAACCAGAACAAGGGGTCGTCTTCGTCCTCTGGTAGTTTGGGTGGTTCGTCTTCCAGCTTGACCAAGTACCCGAGCACGACAACGAGTAAACCCGGTTCGAAACCGAGTTATGACCCCAATCGCGACTATCAGGCGGACATTGACAAAGCGGTAGCGGATGGTGATTACGCGAAAGCTGCCATTCTGGAGCAGGAGAGAAACAATAAAATCAAGGACATGGGGCTGAACTACGGCACGACTAACAAGTACAGTCAGTACTTAAACGGCGGATCGGGTACGAGCGCGGGCAATTCGGGCAACTCCAACATTCGTTTGCCCGGTTTAGGCGGCGGTTTGGTCGGCGGTGTAATGGGCAATGTGATGGGCAACGTCTTTGGTCAGACAGCCGGCAGCCTGGTTTCCGGTTCGAATAATCAGCAGTCTGTCGGTCATCCGGTCATTAACTGGAATCCGAATGAAGCGCCGCTGTACGGCAAGGATGACAGCAAGGGCTGGAAGGATAACGTTGATTATCAGGCACTCATCAATGATGCCGTCAAAAACAACAATTATGCGCAGGCTGCTATCTTAGAGCAGCAGCGCAACAATAAGATCGACTCGCTCGGCTTGAATGCGGACAAAACCAATAAGTACAGTTCTTATTTGGGTGGGACAAGTCTCAAGAGCATTGCCGATCTGTATGACCCGGTAACAAAAACCTTCCACATCACGGCAGATGACCCAAACAGCAAAAACACCGGAGCCGGTAAGGGACTGACCGAGGCTGATTTGACGTGGGCAAAGGGCAGTGCGACATACAACCAGGATTTCAAGAAGTACATGGACGATATGGCGGCGCGAATCGCTGTCTATGAAGCGTCCAGCGATCCGGTGCTGCGCTCGCACCTGCCGGGCATGTACAATGCCATGGCAAACTATGAGAATCAGCGCAATGCAAAACTTATGGCAATGGGGCGCGGTGATCTGGTTACCAATGACTGGCAGGCGTATTCTCATAGCACCAGGGGCTGGGAGAAGGATTTTAACGATGTGGGCAATGGCGCCGGTATGCTTTCTGCGGAACAGATTGCAGGGTATGAGCAGACAGCCGCCAAGCTGCAAAACGCTTTCGAGCAGGCCACGAATGATTATCAGCGAGAAGAGATCTGGAAGGATCTGGCGAGCTATAACCGTATGCTGGGACGCGCCTGGGATGCGGACACACGGCAGTTTTCGGCTTCTACGGTTAGTCCGGTGAAGGACTACTACGGTTCGTCTGGCGGCGCGTATAGCTATGGTGCGATGACCAATGGCAGTATGACCGGGGATGCGGCACAGGCACTTGCACGGCAGCTGCAGCAGGATCGACTGACAGCACGTGATAACTACGGCAGCGACGGCGTGAACTGGTATGACAACCCGGAAAGCCTGCTTTCGGGCAAGCCACGAATTCCCGCAAACGGCAATTTGTGGCCGAATGTCAATGGCTGGACGATTCCCGATTTGCAGTCCGATTTTGAAATGGCGAAGGTAAGAGGTGATCAAGCAGCGATGGATGCAGCACATGCAGCGGCGGAGGCAATCCGGCAGTCGCAGGGTTATTCGGGCGGCCCGGACGGCAGTCAGAAGATCAGTTTGCCGGGAATGGGCGGAAATATTACGTCTAATATTGTGGGCAATGTGGTTGGTGGTACGCTCGGCCAGCTTCTTCCGGGCTTGATTGCCGGTCAGACACAAACACCGGTACAGGAAATGCCTACGCTCACGATGGACGATTATCTGGATGAGTATTACGCAGCTCAGCAGGATTACCGGGATTATATGGAGCAGGCGGCGCAGAACGCCCAGAATGCTATTCAGGCGGGCGTAGATAATGCTGTTGCTGGTCTTAATAATCAGAAGGGCACCATCCAGCAGGCGGGTGATATCGCAAATCAGGCGGCACAGCAGACGTACATGGATGCCATCAATCCCAATGGTGCGACAGCCGAGCAGCTGGCAGCGCTTGGTTTGCGCTCGTCCGGTCTGACCGAAAGCAGTATGATTTCGGCGGGTAACACCTTGCAGAGCAGTATCAACAGCAATTTGCAGAACGTCAACAATCAGCTGGCGCAGATTGATCTTGCTATTACGCAGGCTAAGAGCCAGGGCGATATCGCAGCGGCGCAGGCACTTGAGCAGTATTATGCTCAGATCGCAAGTCAGATGATGAACGATGCCAATACCGTTTTGGCATATCGTCAGCAGCAGCAGGCACAGCAACAGCAGTTGCAGCAGTGGATGTATGAGATGCAGCAGCAGGCCGCACAGAATGCATGGAATCAGCAGTTCCAGCAGAATCAGTTTGACTGGAATAAGCAACAGCAGGATTTTGAGAATCGAAATACCATTCAGCAGAGAGCTTATGATGCGGTTATGCAGGCTTTGGCTACGGACACTTTGCCGTCACACACCCTGATTGTGCAGGCAGGTTTGAATGACACGGATATTTATAATATGTGGAAAAACCTGCATCAGCAGAGGCAGAGCGGTTTGTATGGATAACAGAAGGGCGGCTCATACCGCCCTTTCTGCATAGGAGGCAGCAGAAATGGCATTGACAAGTGCTGAAAAGAAGAAAAAGCAAGAAGAACTGAATCGTCAGGGTAAGCTATATTTGCAGGCGAAGGCAAAGGGCGATAAGCGGGCGATGGCGGCGGCGCATGCTACGGCAGACAAGATTCGTAAGGAAGCCGGTTGGAGCTATGACGCAAAAACCGGTACGACTTATGAGAAAGTTTCGCCCATTCAGAAGAAAGGTACTGTTGTCAACAGCAAAGAAAATCTTTCAATGGCGAAGGCCGGAGCCAATCCGGTAAAGGCGGTACAGCAGGCAGCCAAGAAAAGCAGTATCCTGACCAATAGCCCGGCAAGTAAGTCGAGCGTCCAGCAGGCCAAAAAGGCTGCGGATACAGCTGCAAAGAAAAAGGCTGCACCAAGTACAAACAAGGTTTTGGAACTTGGGCGAGGGCCGATCAAGACCGACGGGCTGACGAAGAGCAGCGTGCAGAAAGCGGTCGATGCAAAGCGGGCGAGCACGCTCAATCAGCTGCTTCAGAAACGCGCACAAGCTCAAGGGACGCTGCCTAAGACCTCTATGCTGGCCAAAGACCAGGCAGGGCCGTTTTCGGCAATTCCTGTTGCGGATGCGCTGCGCAATCTGACTCAAGGCCCGCTGCAAATGCAAAAGCTGAATGATAAGCTGGCCGAGCAGCGGACATATAAGCGGCAGATGGAAGAAAATTTGCCGTCTGTCGAACAGGCGCTGCGGGCAGCGATTGCGGGAACAAAAGGCAGTTTGGGTTCTGCTTATGAGACTGCGAAAGCGTCGGTCGGCAATGAGCTTGCGTTTTTGCTGGATCAGGGCAAGAACAGTCTGACGCGCGATCTGTCCGACTTGGGCAGTGATTATAAACGCAAGTATGGAGATGCGACGATCAATTTTGACGGCGCGGCGTCGCGTGCGATGCGGGAGTCTGCTCGAATGCGTGAGCTGGCAACCGATGACATGGGAACAGTCGGAAAGTTTTTGACCGATGCAGGTATTAGCATTGCGCAGAATGCACCTAGTATGGCTCTTGCTGCGCTTGGCCCGTTGGGTGCGGCAGCTGGCGCGGCGTATATGGGTACAAGTGCAGCCGGCAGCAAAGCATACGAAGTTCAGGCAAATGGCGGCAGCGCAAACGAGGCGTTGACGCGCGGTATTGTCTCTGGACTCATCGAGGGTGTGACTGAAAAGTTTTCCATTGACAGCTTTTTGAAATCGGTACAGGGCACAGGTACGGCACGGCAGATGATTAAGAATATGCTGCGTCAGATGGGCGTGGAAGCCAGCGAAGAAGGCGCGAGTTATGCGCTTAATTATCTGTCGGATAAGGTAGCCAAAGACCCGAATGCGACATTTTCACTGGCTGAGCTTGCGCAGAATATGGGAATGGGCGCGGTGTCTGGTGCGGTGTTTGGAGGACTGGGAAGTGCGGCAAGATCGGTCGACGCAGATATGTTGATGGATACCCAGAAAAATCGGGGACAGGTCAGCATATGGGACAGCGTGCATGAAGCGTTGGGGGATGAAAGGTTTGCACAGGCAGAATCCGAAATTAGCACAAAAAATAACAAGAGCACCGATCCGCTTCTTTTGAACAGGCTCCAATTGCCTGACTCGATGGCTGACGGTACTCTTGTTACTCATAGTATAGCACAAGAGGACGCGAAAAGCAACTCGGTTTCAGAAGCATTGCGCTGGGCGATGGGAGAAACGTTGAAAAATCCGAAAATTCAACAGAGAAATGCTTATCGCGCACAGATTGATGCGGTTTTCTCTGGAAATATGCCAACAAGTAAAAAAATATTCTTAGGGGATACACCGGATGTTGTTGCGAAATATGGAATGCAAGCACCATTGACCATGACACAGACGACTGCACGAAAAATTGCCTATCCACCTGGATATCTTGGTGGTAAGCACAATCTAGGCATCCCAGCGCTCAAGCATCTGCCGGAGCAGCTTGCAGACCCAATCGCAATTCTGAAATCCAAGACGGAAGGCGACAGCGTCGTTGTGCTGACCGCATGGAATGACACACAGGGTAATCCGGTGATTATCCCGGTACATTTTGGAAAAGACGGTACATTAACCGTAGAAAATGCCATCCCGAGTGCATACGGTAAGCGCAATCTGGAAGCGCTTTTTGGCGAAAATGGGGAAAATATTCTGTACACAAAAAATAACAAGAGCATCAATCAGCTTCTTTCAAGTAGGCTCCAATTGCCGAATGCGATGGCTGATGATACTCTTGTTGCTTATAGTATAGCACAAGCGGGTGTGAGAAACAACCAGACCGGGGACGTTTTGCGACGGGTGACCGGAATCGAAAATCCGCCTGAAACTGCGGCGGAAATCCGGGCAGCGGAGCAGAGCGCCCAGGCAGGTATGCAGAAGTCCATGGACTATATGGAGGCATGGAACGCGGAAGCAGAGCAGAACGCGGCGCAGAATGGTATCCCGCAGGCTGAAATACAGGCAGATGCGCAGGACACGACCGGGCAGACAAGTCCCGGACGGGTGAAAGCTGCCGCGAAAGACCTTTACCGCAACTTCATCAGCGGTCAGGCAGAGCTGGAGGCGGTGGCCAAGGCACAGAAGAAGATCAACCCCAACCGCGCCAATGCAGAAGACCTTGTGCAGATGTCGCGCACGGCAGATGCGACCGTGGACATGATCGCGGCAGGTCATATGGTCGATCGGGCGGGAAACCGCATGGGAGACAGCTGGAACGATCTGGTCGGAGCGCTCACACCAGAGCATAGCGAGCTGCTGAACTTGTACCGACAGCATAAGCACAACATTGACCGAATGAGTCTGAAAGAAAAGGCCGCGCCCGGGTTGGAAACCGTCCGGAATGAGCTGGCTGCGCTGCGGGCACAGCATCCGAGCATGGCAACATTGACCGAATCCCAGCTTCAGGAGATCGCACGCACTGAGCACGGTTATTTACAGGTAACTGCATTGGAGTTTCTGGACGTGATCGAGCGCGAGAGACAACTGGCAGCGGTCACCGATAAACCGGTACTTGGCAGGCGCGAGGAGGGCAAAAGCCAGACGATACCCTATACAGCCGAGGAGAGCCGGAAAATTGTGCAGGAGCTGGAACAGGCACATCCGGAGCTGAAGAAACAGGCTGAGGCAATACAGCGTTTCCACGACGACTTTATGCAGGAGTGGGCGGTTGGTTCGGGTCTTATGAGCCAGGCACAATGGCAGGTACTCAAAGACAAGTACCCGGACTATGTGCAGACCTTCCGTGCAAGGGACGAATGGGGAAATGCAGACATTACGCGGCGCGGACGGGTAGACAGTATGAGTCCCATCCGGCAGGCGGTGGGTGATATCAGCGAAATCATCCCGTTTGAGGACGCGGAAATGATGCAGGTCAATGCCATTGTGAAAGCGGCACGACGCAATGAACTGTTCCGCAATCTGTATGACTTCGCAACTGAGCATCCTAAACAGGCTGCGCCGTTCATTCGCATCAAAGCTCAGAACAGTGCCACGCTGGAAACCATGGCAGGCGAGTATGACAGCATCATAGAGAACGTCACACAGAACGCCATGCGGACAGAGAACGGAAGCTATCAGATCATAGCGATGATCGACGGAAAGCCGGTTCAGATGGAAGTTAATGCTGAAATTTATGCCGGACTACAAAATCTGTACGGACAGGATCGGGGTGCGTCGGATGCATTCGGCGCAAGAATTGCAAAATGGGTGACAAATCCATTCAAGCAGTTGACAACCGGACGCAATCCGCTGTTTTTCCTATCAAACTTCCCTAAGGATTTTCAGACTGCGTACATCAATACCACATCCGGTCGAAAAACTCTTGCGGGATATTTGCTGGATGTAGGCGGAACTATCCGCAGCATGCAGCAGAATTCTGCGGAATGGCAGACGTTCCAAGCCCTGGGCGGAAAGAACAGTGGATTCTATCACAACGAGAAGGGATTCCGTGAGAGCGCCAAGACGGCAGAGCACCGCGGCGTGCGCCGTGCCGTCGATATGATCGGTACGCCGTTCGAGATGGTCAGCGAAAATACCGAAGCGCTTTGGCGTTTCAACGAGTACCGTGCGGCCATCCGCAAATATGGAGACACGCAGGAAGGACGTGCCAAAGCCATGCAGGCGGCGGCAGATGTCACGACCAACTTCTCCAGATCGGCGCCCATGGCGAAGGCAGCCGAGAACTACTGCGCCTATCTCAATGCCAGTCTACAAGGATTGGACAAGATGGCACGGCAGCTCAAGAACCATCCGTTCTTAACCACGCGGCGTGCGGCAGAGATCATTGCGCTGCCCACCATACTGCTCTATATGCTCAACCGGGACGATGAGGACTATCAGCATCTCAATGACCGTACAAAGGATAACTACTACTGTATCCCAACCGGTAAGGGCACCTTTATCAAGATCCCGAAGTCGCGCGAGTACGGCGTGGCGATGGGTGCACTGCTGGAACGGTTCCTGCGGCTGCGCGATGGCGAAGATCCGGAAACCGCGCTGGATGGGATCGGCGGACAATTTCTCACCAATATTGCACCGTCAAACCCGTTCACGGATAATATTGCAAAGACCATTTTTATTGACCTGCCGACCAATCAGGATTTTGCTGGGCGTAGCATCATCCCGGAACGACTCGCCAATCTGTCGCCCGAAAATCAATACGACTATACGACATCCAAGGCGGGTATCGCGGCATCCAAGGCGTGGAATGCCACACTCGGACGATTGTTCCCCAAGATGGCACCCATTCAGGCAGATTATCTGATCGACTCCAATCTGGGATTTGTCGGTGATATGATTCTGGGCAGTACGCAGCAGGGAAGTAAGAGCGTGAAGGATGTGCTAAAGGCAGTCATTGCCGAACCGGTGGCTCGAAAAATGACCGCTGACCCGCTCTATCAAAGCGGCGTGACCGATGCGTTCTACAAGGAACTTTCGGAGGCTGAGACCGCGGCAAACGATAAAAATCTAACCGAAGGTCTGGAATCGCGCGTCATCACACCGGAAGAAAAATATCTGTCCGCGCTGCAAGCATCCAGCAGCGAAATCTCCGAGCTGCGCAAGCGGGAACGTGAGATTTTGTCCGACACTACGATCAGCAAGCAGGAACAGGAAGCACAGACGCGCGAAATCCGGAGAGAAATCAACCGCATTGCGCTGGGTGCAAAGGGGAAGGCAGAACAGGAACGGGATGCCTGGGCGAAAACCTATGTCCCGGAAATTTCCCACTTGACCGACGAAAAGCAGCGGGAAGCCCGCACGGCATACGAGCAAAACGGAACGCCGTATACCGACTTTGTCCGGTATGATGACCGGTATCGGCTGCTGCAAAAGGATAAGGAGACCAGTTCTGCGGCAGATCGGGCAAAGCTTGCGGGGTATCTGGAAGGAGATGATACACTCACAGACGAGCAAAAGGAAGGTCTCTATGAACACTTGCTGATTCCCTATCTGAGCGATAGCCGAAAAGAGGATTGGGACAAGACATACAAGGGTAAGGTTGCGCCGTCCCTGTTCTTTGAGATCGCAAACGAGTACAGTCAGATTGGTGACGAGCTGGATGATTTGGAAAAAGGAAAGGCACAGGCCAAGGCGACTGCGTTCTCTATGTATCTGGATGGAATGGGACTGTCGGATGATGTGCGCAGTCAGGTTGAGAATGACTTTAAATATTTCAATATGAATCCAGCCAAATCGGAGAACTATACGTTTGAAATGATGCGCAAGAACGGCGGTAAAAATGAGCAGGCTTATGCAGACGCACTGGAACAGTCCGGCTTGTCGATCGAGACGTATTATGAGATCAAAGATATGAAGAATGCCAAGGATGCAGACGGTTCGTATACTTACAAAAAAGATGATATTGTGCAGGAAATGCGTGATAAGGGCTTTACCACGGCACAGATAGGCGCGGTATGCGGGGCATTTGGATGGAAAGCACCGTCATCCAGCGGCAGCGGCAAATCTTCCAGCAGCAAAAAAACTTCGTCCAGCGGCAGTAAATCAAAGTCATCTTCGAGCAGCAGCACTGAAAATACGCTGCGTCGGCTGACTGGCTTACCGAAACTGCCGAAGTTAGGTAAATGAAAGGAGTATGTAAAATGGCATATAAGGTATTTTTGGGCGTGGGTCATGGCGGCACGGATACCGGCGCGGTGGCAGACGGTTATCGTGAGAAAGATATGACCCTTGCAATGGCGCTGGCTTGCCAGGAAGAGCTTGCACGGCATGGCGTATTGGTGAGGCTCAGCCGTACCAAGGATGAGAACGACCCCGTCAACGAGGAGGTGCGCGAGTGCAACGCCTATGCGCCTGACCTGGCGCTTGATATTCATGTCAATGCCGGTAGCGGCGATGGCTTTGAGGCGTATTATACGACCCACGGCGGCAAGGGTAAATCGCTTGCCCTGGCTATCGAGCAGGAAGTCAAAGCCTTGGGGCAGAATAGCCGAGGCTGTAAGACCAGAGAGGGCAGCTTGGGCCGTGACTATTATGCGTTCATTCGGGATACGGCTTGTCCGGCAGTCATTGCTGAGATTGGATTTATTGACAATGCCAAGGATCGCGCAGCTTTCGATACGGCCCAAGAGCAGCAGGCATTCGGCAGAGCGTATGCGAGGGGTATCCTCAAGACGTTGGGCGTACCGGAAGCGCCGATTGCATCCGAGGATGCAGAGACGATGATTGCCGCTCAGACGATCAAGAAGAAGGCCGGACTGGAAGACCAGACCATTCGCTATTTACTGAATTATCAGTATGGTGAAGCACTGGTCAAGAAACTGGCAAAGGCAATGGAGTAA